TGCTCAGTAAGCGCATCGGCTTGTCGAACAACGGATTCAACCACGGCAGGGTTGACATCGGCTTTGCCGGAAAACCTTCCAAGTTCGTCAACAATCGCTTGGGTCAGGTCGTTACCTGAAAGGCCAGACCGTCGCCCCTGAATAACCGACTGCTCCAAAAACGACTGAACCGTGTCCCTAAAGTTTTCGATGTCTTGAGGCGAGGAGCCTGAAAACGATGGATTGTAAAACGTGTCAGCAACCTGACGCGCAAGCGTAGGATCGATTCCAGACGCATTACCAAGCTCAGCCCTAATCAGGTCAGCTCTATCCTGAAGAAACTTCTGCGTAAACGGACGTTGCATTTCACCGGCAAAAGTTGCAGCGAAACGCTTTGTAGTTTCAATCGGTGTTTTAACTCCACGGCCAATTCGAGTTAAAGTTTCCCACGGTTCAGCAATATCAAACCCTGCTCTCCCTAACGCTCCAGCGCCTCGAACTGCGGTTGATATAACCGGAAACAATGTGCTTCCCATTGCAGTCCTAAGAGCAATTTCGCCTGCGGTAACATCTTCGCCAAGAGATTCAACTCCAGCTTGTGCGCCAGCCTGCAATCCGCCAGCAGTTGCTTCACGCCTTGCTTGCGCTCCAAATGTGGCTTGCTGTGGAACTCCAGTTTCGCTGGTCAATAACCGACGAACCCCAGTTCCGGTTCCCGGCTTAGCTATGCTAGGAGTGGGGATTGCGGCAGCTCCAATCTGGAACGGGCGCATCTTTTCAGGTTCAAGAGTCTGAGCCAAAAGCTCAGAACCAAGTCCGATTGCAGCTTCACCGGCAAGCGTTTGACCTCCAGGAAGAAAACCAGCGGCCAATGGCGCACCATATCGGACCATGCCACCGAGAACTTTGCGGCCACGCTTGTTTTCATAATCTACAAGGAACGACCGCTCCTTATCCGTGAAATCTTCGTCCTCAAGAGGCTCGTAGTTTCCAGCAACATACTTTTGAAACTTACGCGCACTGTCAGGACCAAGGTAAAAATCAGCCTGCTGAACGAGTGGATCTTGAGATTGAAACCGCTGCTGCTGGCCTACTTTTGCAGACTGCTGAACAGCTTTATTCAGCGCCTGCGGAGATGCGGCGTCTTCAAATTGAATCGAAGGACTAGCCTGCGGAGCAGGAGTAGAAACCTTAGCGGAAGACTCCTCTTTAAAAACAATGGGCATAGTTATTTCCTGTAGATTGCGTTTCTTCCGCCAACCGTGATTGGCGTTCCATCATCAAGATTTGCCGCCTCAGCTTCTTCAATGGTGTTGAATGAGCGTCTTTGTGGAGCGGCTTCTTCCTCAACGCCAAGAACCTCATTCGCCTTTTTCTCAAGATCGGCAAGATAGCCAGAATACTGAGGATTATCGGCAATTCCCTGAGTCCTAAGCTTGTCGATTCGATCTTTCAACGTTCTGGCCTGAAGCAACTTGTAGGTGTTAACACGATCAGAAAAACCAGTGTCAGTTGGATTTCCAATGTTTGATGTGATTACACCAATTTCAGACTTTGTAAGAGCTTTGCCGCCTCGTTTAAACAACGCTCCGCTTCTCAAGTTGTTGTAAACTTGATTCGCCTCTCGCTCCGTTCCAAATGTTCCAGCCACCTCGCCAGCCTTAACCTTCATGTTGAACAGAGGTCCGTACAGGTCTTGATCAAGATACGGCTCAAGCGGTTTGATTCCGTTAAGAACAGCTTCGGAAAACTCAAGTTCATCAAGGTCGAGCTTGGTCGGCTTGGCTCCGGCACCTTTAAGTGACTTTTCCCGCTCTATGTCGGTTTTTTCCCTAAGAAGATCAACCCTCTCCCCTTCAAGATCGAGTTTCTCCCTATCCAAGGCTTTACGATAAGCCATCTTGGCGTTTTCAATCGCAACCTTGTCTTTGCCTTCTTGCTGGAGTCGAAGAAGGTTGTTTTTTGCAACCTCAAGATTGCCGATGATTGAGCTAGTCTTCGCTTGAGTTTGAGCCAGTGCAGCCTCTCTCTCTTTGGCTGCAATGCTGTTCACAAGATCGTAGTCGATGTCTTGCTGGCCGGTTTGTGGGTTGAGCTTAAAAGCTCCGTATTTTGCCGCAATGTTGTATTGAGCTGCGCTCAAAGCATCAGCCTTTGCTTCTGCTCTTCTCTTGGCCGCCATAAGTTCAGCCCGAGCAGAATACTTCTCAAGGTTGTTCAGCATCTTGTCTGCCTCTTGCCTGTACTGCTTGGATTTAAACGGAGGTATGACTGGGAATTTCGCCTTGTCGGTGGGGTTGTTAAGATAATCTGCAACACCCTTGCTAAGATCAGAAAACGTTTTGTACTCCTCAACCTGCGCTTGCTGTTCACCGATGGCATCAGCAAGTGTGATGTCCCGAATCTTGTTCTGAAGCTCCATTCCTTGGCGCTGGAGCAAAGACTCAGCCGTCTGCTGCTGGAACTGCTCCATCATCCGCGCCTGCGTCTGTGCGCGGTCGAACAGATTTGCACCTAGCTGAAATGCTTGAAGAGATTGGTCGGCCATAAGATCAAGGAGTTCCACCAAACCCAACGGAAGGAGCGGTTAGAGACGGCGGAGGAGCCATCAGATTCGGAGCAGCAATTTGAGGCGTTTGGCGCATCATGTTGGAGTAATCAGACATCAATGCGCTGGAAAGGCCATACTGCGACAATGCGCCACCAACAGTTCCACCAAAATTGGTGAACGCAGTCTGAGCAGCTTGAGCCATCGGCGACGGAGCAGCAGCCACCTGAGCGGCAGTCAAATCGCGTCCGTACTGAGCCGACTGCTGTTGCTGAATCGCACCGATCCGCTGAGCAGGCGTGATGAACATGCTGCTCACAGAGAACGGCTGAGCCATTCCGAATGCTCGCTGTTGCTGGATGAAGTTCTGAGCCTGAGCAAGACCTTGATTTTGGATCTGCATGGATGTCAGACCCAAATCGCGCGCAGTAAGCGAACGACCGAATCCAGAACCAGCACCGAATCCACCAGACAAAGCTCGTCCAGCAGTCGAGCGTTGAACCTGAGCGGAAACCTCGGGCGAAAGCTCACCGCGCAAGGCTGCGCCAATATTCTGCCCAGCCTGCTGAACGATCTGGTCATAGCCAGGAATCGCACGGCGAAGCTGAGTTTCAAGCAATGACTGTTCGGCGGATGTCGTCTTCTCAGCCAGCTTGGTGGCAGGCTCAAGCGCGGCAATGTTTTGCCGGATAGCGTTGGTTTGCTCCTGCTCGAAGTTAATCGGCTTCAGCTCAGGAACCTTCGGCCTTTTTCCGCCGAAAAGCCCACCAAGCAAACTGCCGACAGCGGAGATTCCCGCTCCACCCAGAATTGCTGCACCTATTGCCATAAATTATCCTTTTGGTTCAGAACCATTGAGAAAACCCTCCGCCGTTCAGTCCGACTCCGACCATTCGGATCGTGTGAACGGCATCGCCCAAATACTGCATCGTCTGCTCCTGCACAGCTTGAACAGCTTTGGCTTCGTAGGCCACTGCTTCCTGAATCAAATCGTTCTCTTCCTTCCGAATCGCCATGACCATCAGCTTGATGGCGTCGGGACACGGAGGAATGAGGTAGTCATTCACGCTCGTCGCATTGATGTGGCGCATCTTGCCGATGACCGTGACGGTCTGAGTGCAGCAATCGCTGTTTCGGCCAGTCCAGAGGCTACGACGATACTGCGGCAACGTCTCGTCCGGGTCGTACACGGCAAGATCTACCTCGGCAAAAATTGTCTGGTTGTACTCGTAAAGCCGAGATGCGGTATTTGTTGCCTCCCTGATAACGCCGGTCAGTGCGGTAAATTTCTTGGAAGACTGAACGTAAGGAAGAGCGAGGGTCAGCTTTTCGCCGTCAATCCACAGACCGCCCGATTGAGTCCTGATCCATTGGCCGTTCGCGTCGTAGCCTTGGAGCGTTATCGTTTTCCCATTGTCTGAAGCATCGCCAGGATAAACTCGAATGTAACTATTGATGCCCCCAGACATATCGCGGTATGAAACGACAGTACCACGATCAACAAGCTGTTTTCCCGCGCACGGGTTGCAGCTTCCGAGCAGGCCGAATCCGGTTTCTTGGAACTCATACCATTGGTTTCGAACAGACCCTGTGCCGCAGCAATCCGCCACCGCCTCGATGGTTTCAATCGCTCGCGGCCAAGTGATGCATCCGTCAACGGTTGTAACCGTGAAGCGTCCGTAAGATCCAGCCCAAAGACCTTTGTGCAGAAGCCTTCGACACGCCTGATTGATGTACTCGTAAACGCGAGCGTCATCGACGCAGACGCCGATAGCCCGAGCAATCGTGGACCTAATATCTTGGACGATCAGCTTCATTTGGTGTAGTAGACTCGACCAGTTCGCTTGATAAAGTAAACACCGTAAAACGGCGGAAGATTGTTGTGGGCCGCATCGCCACCAACCGAGGTCGTCGGCAACAGGTTGGCCACGCCTTCTGTACGGTTCGTTGCGCTGAACAAACTCGTGTCAGCCGATCCGCGCTGGGCGAGGTTAATGTACTGGTCGAGAATCTGGTGCGTATGCGACGGCATTTCCGATGTAACAAGCGTATGCTTGTCCTCACCGGCAACAGCGGTCGAGGTGGTCGTTCCATTGACGCTAACAACTCCACTCGCCGCAAACGTGCCAGCTCCAACCGGGAATCGAGCTTCGAATGCGGTGTCGATAGCCCACATTGAACCGGCGTAAGGATTGCCAGAGTAAACCGTCCCATCGCCGCCGTCGTATGAAAGGACATCGACACTTGTTCCAACAAAGATGCGACGCTCGCTTCCACCGGCGGCAACAGGGTTTTGTCTCGCCCAATAACCTCCCTGAAAAACCCACCAGTTGCCGTTGTTATCCAGCCACGGGTAAACCTGATTGTTCAGCGTTGGAACAGAAGCACCGAAGTTGAAGAACGAGTTTCCAATCGTGCTGTTGAACGTCGCCTGTGTGCCACTGATGACATCGTTGGCCAACTGTTGGTAGTTGGTCGGACAATACCCGATAGGCAAACTCGGGGGCGTCAGCGTGATGAGCGTAAGGTTTGGCATTCTGTTTCTATGGGTTGACGGATTCCGAGGTGTAGATCAGCGGGTTGATGTCACAGACATCGAGCGGGGTGCATGCAGGGAATACCGTGCGGCAATCGCCCACACTCGGCTCCTGAACATCGTAAGCATGAACTCGCAAGCTCTTGATCCGGCAATACCCAATGATACCAAGCATCACTTGAACCTCGTAAAGATTGCGAGCCGGGGTGCTTATCGTTTCATTGCACGGCAGATCCGAAGGCGTCGGGAAACGCATCTTCGGGCGATACTGCGGCTTGAAGTTCGTAATCGGGCAAAGATCAAGGCACTGAGTTGTCGTCGCGCACTCAGCAAAGTCGGTCCACTCAATCCATCCAGGATACTGGTCAGGTCGATAGGTGACATTGAAGGAAACATCACCCTCAAGCGAATCGACGAACAAGTCGCCTGAATCCAGGCGCTTCAATCCAAACGGAACATCGAAGTTGTAGGCGCGAGTCTGAACCATCCACTCGATTTCTTTCTTACCATCGGGAATGTTGTTGTCGAATTTGTCGCCCTTCGTGACTTCCCAGAGTTGAATCGAGTCATCTGATCCGCGAGCG